ACCATGTTGGTTGTACCATTCATGAAGAATAAACAAAACCTCGAATTTTACTCACTTCTCGTCCCGTTTATATTTTTTCACTGGTCCGTGAACGACGATACGTGTGCTTTAACGCAAATGGAAATGGTTGTAACGGGAAATAGTAAAGAAGAAACGTTTTTTGGACGTATAATGGGACCCATATACAAAATGGATGACACAGAAGCAAATAATTTTTTAAAAGCGTTATTTTTTGGATTGTGGTTATTTGTTCAATATAGACTCGATCGTATTGATTTAGGACCATTACTTAATAAAAAATAATAGCTTATATAAATGAAAATTAAAAACAAAACACAACAAAAAATGGTCGCTGTCGTTTTTGTGATACTTGTTTCTATAATACTTTATCAATTGAGTAACCCAGTCGTTGTTAAAAAACAAGTTCCCGTCGGTGTCCCATTTGAAGTTCCAGTTCAAATACCTGTAGAAAGAGAGTATAGAAAACCACCTATCAAAGAATATAAACCTGGGTATGTACAACAAATGGGTGTTTTGGTAGGACCAGATGACGAAACACTACCTTTATTTGGTAAAGAAGTCAGGGGGAGACGAGATAGGTATCATTATTATACAGTTACACCAGGTGAACAAATGTATTCTTTACCTGTTAAACACGATACACGCGATTGTATGGACGATATAGGATGTCGAGAACTTTATGGTAATGAAACCGTTTCGGTTTTAGGACAAACGGGTTCATTCCAGACTAAATTGTATAGAACGGATAACTTCTTTTAATTACTTTTTCTTTTCTGGTACGACGGCCTTGTATGCACATTTACCTATTGTAGACGCCTGTGAACTCATACAACAACATGAGATAACTAAAGATGCTAATACCTGTGGACTTTTTACAAATTGTATAGCTGTTCGTGCTGGTTTATACACTAGAAAAAAACAACATAAGCAACAGCACAATGTAGATGCTAAACTTGATGGTTTACATTGAAACGATGTCATTTATATTAAACAAATAAAATATATTGGGTAATATAAATGAAGATTGATATTTTAAAAAACGAGGCGAAACGTCTCGGACTTCGTGTGACTAAAAAGGTGAAGGGTAAACGTGTTCCCTTAAGTGAAAAGGAACTTAAGTTAAAAATAGAACGCAGACGACCACCTGCACTGGAAATACAGGTTCGCAATTCAAAAAAACTTTTACGAACGTGTAAATCATTATTAAGGACAATGGAACCAAGTGTTCCGAGAGCTCCCCGAGTTTCGGTAAAAAAAGTTGAACCAACAGCTACACGAGCACCTCCAATTCCTCCTGCACCCCCAGTTCCACCACGGCCTGTAAAGCGTGACCCTCGCGCCAATTTAATGACAGCACTCAAAGCAAACCTCGAAAGGCGTGGTATTAGACGAAAATTAAACCAAACTTCTTAGTTATTATTTTTTTAGCACCTCCGAGTTCGGGGTGACTCCACAATAACCACCTCGACCAAAACCCAGCGGTATACAAACCTGACTTCGTCCAGTTTTCTTTATCACTTCGTGTAACATCAAGCATGTTTTTATGAACAAGTTTAGGATCAGTTTGTTTTTGAACCATATGTGGTACAAACCCACCGTGACGCGTGACATACATACGCATACGTAATGGATTTTTGTGTTTTGTATAATCGGAGTATCCTTTGGCTCCAAAATCAACAATTTTTCCATTATCAAATGTAACTCTGAACTTTTTATCTAATCGCGGACTTTTTCGTAATCGAACACGCATTATATAATTACTTAACATATTTATTTTGTAATCGTGCAAGTGTGTAATGATGATACAAATGTGCTGAACTAATAAATAATGAAATGTATATAGCTGGACTGTAACGCGCTTTTTTATTCAAAAGAAGTAAAACGAGGGATGCTATAACAAGTATAGTTGGTATAGTAAATAAACCAATTTGAACATTAGTTAGACCTAAAAATCTTTGATCTAATGTGTTTACCTTTTCAGTTTGTACTGGTGCGTAATATTCTTTTCCTTTATAACCTGGCATTTATTATAAGTAAATAAAAAAATGTGGTTTTTGTTATTACCTTTTGTTTTTATATTTCAGGATTATATAAAAAATCCTATAGATAAACTTTATTTTCAAAAACCTTTGCGTCCGTTAGTGGGTATACGAAACTCGGTTATAGATTTATTTTTTCATAAACCACATTATTCCGTAGACGACTTTACCGGGCTTTGGTGTGTACAAAAACACTTTTATGATATAAGTGATGAATACAACGCATTATATAAAAATACAAAAAAATATTATTTCCATGACCTCGATCCATGGTTTGAACGTAATGAAAATTATTATTATCATAAAATAAAAGATTTTCCAAAAACCCATGCATTTTTAAAATCGATTCAGTGTGTTGATAATGCAATGATTTCGGTTATGGAAGGACCAGCGACTATACCAGCACATCGCGCCGAAAGTAATTTACAATTGCGATATCATTTAACACTTGAAGGTACGAGTAATCTTGATACAGAATATGAATTTCATAAACACGAACCGGGTGAACATATACTTTTTGATCACGCGAGATATCACCGCGTTGATAAATTTGATGATAAAAAACGAGTTGTTTTAATAGTAGACATTAATAGATTTTAAAAAATAATACTAGTATTAAACATGATATTTAAAACCCTCGAAAAACTCGTGGTTTTGGAAGAAAATTATAACATCATGCGAAATGAATGTTTACATTTACCAAAAAAGTTTATACAAAATAACCAAAGAGAACAAGGTGAATGGGTTGATTCTAATAAATTGTTAACAGTCGTGAAAAAATATGAAACTGATCACGGGTGGTTGAAAAGTTGGCAGGATGATGGTAACACGTGGATAAGTTGGCCAATTATTTATAATGGTATTCCTATACCTAATAATTGTAAATATTGTCCAAAGACACTAGAATTACTATCCAATATAAAAGGTATACGTGTAGCTGCATTTAATAAATTATTACCTATGACATGTTTGGACATTCACACTGATGATAACACTGGGTTAACTTCAAATAGCGTCGCATACAATTTAGGTTTAGATGTACCAGAAGATTGTCATCTTTATTTGCGAAAAACTAAGATAGCTATAAAAAATGGTAAATCTATAACATTTGATTCAACATTTCCGCACTATGCAGATAATAATTCGGAAAAAGATAGATATATTTTGTACATGGATGTTGGTATTACAGATGAAGAAATGACTTTATTGTAAATGTTTCCTACACACCGCTTTATACATGTTATGATCACCAACAAGTTCAAGTTCATCATTTTGCACTATACGTTTTGTAAACGGTCCATGTGTTCCATCCATACAATCCATACACATCGCTGATATTTTGAAAACTTTATCTGCGAGAGGTACACAATCTATAAGTTCACCGAATTTTCTCTGTTTATAATCACCATCAAGTCCTGCGAGTAAAATAGTTTTACCCGAATCAAGAACTCGTTCTACAAATTTTTTAAGACCAGTAAAAAATTGAGCTTCATCCATTGCTATAACATCAACTTCTGAAAAATCGACTTCGTCGAGGTTGTTTGTTTTTATACAATCGAAACGAACATTATCATGGGTGCGTAAAACGTCTTCGGAGGCGCGTGTATCTTTTTTTGAATTTATAACAAGAATACGTTTACCTATAACTCTGTACCTTTTCAAACGCCGGATAAGTTCAGACGTTTTTCCTGAAAACATGTTACCCATGATAATTTTCAAACTCATTTCTAAATATACGTTACATTATTTTAAATGGTTTTAAAGAAAACATTCGTAACATAATAAAACATGGAAACACTCAGAATTAAACGATTAACACTCGACGCAACTTTACCTACGCGTGCATCCCCTGGTTCAGTGGGATACGATTTGTATAGTATGGAAAACATGACAATTAATGCATGTGAACGTGGTATTGTGAGTACGGGTATTTGTGCAACGATTCCTACAGGTGTCTATGGTCGTATTGCTCCAAGATCTGGACTAAGTGTAAAACATGGTATTCAAACGGGTGCTGGTGTTATTGATCCAGATTACACGGGTGAATTAAAGGTTATATTGTTTAATCACGGGAGTGAATCCTTTGAAATTAAACAAGGTGATAGAATTGCACAATTGATTCTAGAAAGATGCGAAACACCTCTTATTGAAGAAGTTGACGAATTACAAGAAACGAAACGTGGTGAACGCGGCTTTGGATCTTCGGGTACTAATTAAACTATATGTCGCGTAAAATAAGAGACCTCTATTACAAAACGCACTTTTATACGTGTTGTAATAGACGAACATTAACGTTTTCTGATACTAAAATGAGTTTTATGAATAAATTCATCTGGTATTTTATACTGTTCAAACACTAAACTTATTCTTTTTGTAGTATAATCACAGAAAAATGGTTCGACGCAATGATACATATCTCCTCTAAATGTTAATTTTCTACCTTGTTTAGGTTTATATATTTTTTCGTCATTTTTATTACCGGATGGTCTTAAAATTAAACGCCCACCTTTGTAATTTTCCGGTATACTTATGTATATTACAGTTGTACATATTGGTAATATATTTCTATCCATAAAATCTTTTATTTCAATAGTATCGTCATAGTGAAATTTTATATCGTTATGTTTACTGGTTTTATTATTAGAATTATCTAGTATAGCGGTATTAACAATGTAGGCGTTTGTACCCGGTTGTTTTATATTTTCAAAAATTTTATAAATTGTACCTAAATTATGATATAAAAACATTTTTTTAGAGTTTTCACTTATATTAAATCGAATAACATATGAATCATCCCAATCGTGTTTTAATAACTCATGATTTAGTATATACTTTTTTAATTTTTCACACTCATTTGGTGATAAAAAATTATTTTCTATACTGACGTGTGGAAAATTATATGGATGTGTTTTTTTAAATCTCTCAATCGTAACGGGTGTTTTATTGAGAGATTTATAATCAATCCGTGTTTTCATATGTTATATTTATATAATTAATTACCAAACGCGACACCGCCCATACCATTCTTAATTCTAAGAATGTTGTAGTTAACCGCATAAGCTCTAAGTACAGCTGGTGTATTAAGATTGAATGGAGTATTTATAGCAATTTTAGCGTTATCTATTCTAGAAAAGTTTAATGTACCTGTTGGCTGTGACTTATTCATCGTAAGACAGAAAGGCC